CCGCGTGGTCCGCGGGTGAGCGAGGAGACGGCGCGACCGCAGGACCTCGGGCGGTCGCATCACAGGTCGTCGACGACTCCGGCGCCCGAGACGGTCGCCGTCCTCGACCGCTACCGCGCCGCGATGCGGCTCGAGCTCGACGCGGTCCTCGAGGAGCTCCGCGCCCGGCGCCCGGGTCTCCTCCCGGACGTCCCGGGCGAGCTCGTCGTCCCGCGCGCCGAGCGGCTCCGCCTATGGGACCTCGCGATCAAGCTCGGCCGGGAGCTCGCCGGACCGACGCCGGGCGGCGACCCGTCGGAAACGGTGCCGGAGGGAGGCGAAAAAACGACGCGGACTAAATCCGCCTCCCGCTCCGCGGCGCCGCGACTCTCGGCGCGGGAGCGGCGCGCGCTCGGCGGTTGACGCGCCTCCGCCTCCCGCCTCCGCGATGGGAGACGCCGCTCCCGCCGACGGTCGTCGGCTCCTGGGGTCCGCTGGTCGTCGCGTTCGCGCGGCGCGAGCTCGGGATCGAGCTCGACCGTTGGCAGGTACGCGCGATCTATCGGGCGCTCGCCGTCGACGCGGCCGGGCGCCTCGTGCACCGGGAGTACCTGGTATCGACGGCGCGGCAACAAGGGAAAACGGCGCTCGTGCGGGCGTTGATCGGGTGGGCGTTGACGACGCTCGTCGGGCCCGCATGGGAGCTCCTGTACGGGATCGCCTATAACCGGGCACAGGCGCGCATTCCGTACGACAAGGTCCGGGCGGACCTCGCGCCGATCGCCCGGCGCCTCGGGCCCGAGGTCCGCGGAGGTCTCGCCGTTACCCGGTACCTCGGTATCCGGAGCAACGTCGACGGGTGGCGGCGCGAGTACCACGTGACGAGCCGCGAGGCGCGCGACGCGCTCCGCGGGTACTCGATCGACCTCGCGATATTCGACGAGGTCCGGACGCAGCGCGACGACGAGACGTACGCGGCGCTTAAGCCGACGGTCTCGGCGCGGCCCGAGCCGCTTATCTTCGAGATCAGCTCCGCGGGCGACGAGCGGAGCGTGCTCCTCCGCGCGCTATGGGAGCGCGGTCGCCGGATCATCGACGGCGCCGAGCCCGCGGAGGGGTTCGGGATGACCTGGTACGCGGCCGACGACGACGACGCGCCCGACGACCCGCGGGCGTGGCGCAAGTCGAGCCCGGCGCTCGTCGAGGGACGCATCGCCGAGGCGACGATCCGCGACGAGCTCCGCGGGTTGACGTCGTCGACGTTCCGGCGCGAGCGGCTAAACCTGTGGGCCGACGCGGCCGACGAATGGCTCCCGCCCGGTGTATGGGTGCGCGCCGTCGGCTCGCTCCCGGCGACCTGGCGCCGCGCGATCCTCGCCGTCGACGTCGATCCCGGGTGGTCTCACGCGACGATCGCCGTCGCCGTGGTGCCCGAGACCGACGACGCGCCGACGTTTGTCGGCGTCGCGGCCGAGCTCGTCGCGGCGCCGGGCTCGACGGTCGACCCGGCCGAGCTCCTCGTCGCGCTCGAGCGGGTCGTCGCGACCTGGTCGCCGTCCCGGGTCGCGTGGTCGAGGTCCTCGAGTGTCGCGGCCGCGCTCCGGGTGGCGGTCGACGAGGAGCTCCGCCTCGAGCTCGGCGCCGTCGACCTCCGCTCGGCGTCCGAGCTATTCCGGAGCGAGCTCGTCGGCCGTCGGCTCGTGCACGCGGACGACCCGCTCCTCGCCGTACAGGCGCGCCGGGCCCGGCCGTCGGGCCCGCTCGAGGCGGGCGCGTGGTATTTCTCGGTCCGGGAGTCGCGCGGGTCGATCGACGCGATCCGGGCGGCCGCGTGGGCGTCGTGGGCGGCGATCGCTCCCGCGCCCGAGTCGCAACCGGAGATTTTCTAGCGGGACAAATCCTCCCGCCCGGGCGTATCGTGCGGGCGTGGGACTCCGGGACTCGTTCCGATCATGGCTCGGCGCGCCGAGCGAGTCCGACCTCGGTGGACAAATCGAGTACGCGGTCGCGAGTCGCGAGCTCGGTCTCGGCGATTACCTCTCGATCCCGTCGGTCGCCCGGGCCCGTCAGCTCATCGTGTCCCTGGTCGCCGAGCTCGAGCCCGTCGCGCTCCGGAACGGGTACCAGCTCGCCGAGCAACCGGCCGTGCTCCTCCGCCCGGCGCCCGAAATCACCCGGCAGGAATGGCTCGGCCAGCTCGCCGGGTCTCTATTCGACCACGGGAACGCGGCGCTATGGCATCCGGCGAGCTCGAGGAATAGCACGGGATACCCTGAGCTCGCGATCGTCCTCCCGTGGGACGACGTCGCGCTCCGATGGGCGGACGGCTCGCGCCTCGCGCGCCGGGTCGCGTGGGCGGGTCGCGACCTGGTACCCGGCCGGGACGTCACGCTCGTATCGCTCGGGCGCCGGGCGGGTGAGCTCGAGGGACACTCGCCGCTCGCCTCGATCGAGGACGCGCTCGCGCGCATCCTCGCGGCCGAGATTTATGCGGGCGACTGGTTCGAGAACGGCGCCGTACCCTCGGTCACGCTTAAATACGACGGGGTCCTCACGGACACGGGCGCGCAGTCGGTCAAGGACCGCTACGTCGCGAATCATCGGGACCATTCGCCCGCGGTCCTCCCGAAAGGGTGGGACCTCACCGAGACGAGCGGCGATCCGGGCTCGTCGCAGCTCCTCGAGACCCGCGCCTATGGCGCGCTCGAGGTCGCCCGCGGGCTCGGGATATTCCCCGCGGAGCTCCTCCTCGCCGAGCTCGGCGGGAGCTCGCTCACCTACCAGAACGTCGCCGACGCATTGATGACGTTCTGTCGCGTGACGCTGCAACCGGTGTACCTGGCGCCGATCGAGGAGGCGCTATCCGAGCTCGTTCCCTCGACGCAAGCGGTCCGGATCAATACGAGCGAGCTCGAGCGGCTCGGGACGTCGGCCCGCTGGACGGCGTACGAGACCGGGCTCCGCGCCGGGTTCTTGACGACCGAACAGGTCGACCGTTGGGAGGGATGGGATCGCTCGGCGCCGCTCCCGATCCCGGCGCCGATGGCGCCCACGCCCGCGCCGCCCGCGGCTCCGGAGGTCGTCAATGGTTGACCTGGTTACAGGCGCCGCCCACGAGGCGGAGCTCCGCGTCCGATCCGAGTCCGAGCGGCTCGTCGACCTCCGGGTCGCGCCGTACGGGGTCGTCGGGAATACGGCGGAGGGTCCCGAAATCCTCCGGCGTGGCGCGTTCCGCGGTACCCGCGCGGCCGACGTCACGCTCGAGGCGATCGGCCCGCATGGGAATCAACCGGGCGTACGGCTCGCCGGGCGCGGCGTCTCGCTCGAGGATCGCGACGACGGCGCGTACGCAACGTTCCGCGTCTCACGTACCCGGGACGGCGACGAGCTCCTCGAGCTCGCGACCGACGGGACATACCGAGCGGCGTCGGCCGTATTCGAGCCCATCCCGGAGGCGACCCGCGTCGTCAACGGGGTTCTAGAACGCTCCCGCGTCCGCCTCGTGCGCGTCGGGATCGTCGAGCGAGGCGCCTACCCGGGCGCCGAGGTACTCGCCGTCCGATCGGCGACAGGAGGAGCAATGCAGCGCGAGACCGATCCGACGCCGGAGCCCGAGCCCACGCCCGAGCCCGATCCCGAGCCCGCTCCCGCGGGAGCCCGCGCGTACCGCGTCTCGACGAGCGAGCCCGAGCTCCTCGCCCGGATGGAATCGCTCCGCGGCGACCTGGTCGGCCGGATGGCGCTCCTCGAGGCGGGAGGCGGGTCGCGCGCCTCGAGCTCGCCGCTCGACCGGTACCCGTCGTTTGTCGCCTACGCCGATGCCGCGTTCGCCGATCCCGACGCCGCGCCGCTCATGGCGCGCGCGCTCGTCGATCAAATCGCCTCGATCAACCCGGGCGTCATGCCGCCGTCGTGGCTCTCGGAAATCGCCGGGATCATCGGGCGGCCGCGGCCCGCGGTCAACGCGCTCGGCGGTCCGCGCGCGCTCGGCGATACCGGGATGGAGCTCGACTGGCCGTACCTCGATCCGGCGCTAAACCTCGATACCGTCGTCGCCGTACAGGCGACGCAAAAGACCGAGATCGCGAGCGTCCTCGTCAAGATCCTTAAGGGCGCCTCGCAGATCGCGACCTATGCGGGCGGCTCGGACGTCTCGTACCAGCTCATTCGACGGTCGCGGCCCGCGTACAGGGAGGCGTACCTCCGCATCCTCGCGATCTGCTACGCCCGGGCGACCGAGGCGGCATTCGAGACGGCGCTCGCCGCGGGCGCCGGGACGACGGCCGTCCTCACGGCGACGGCGACCGCCGATCAGGTTCGCGCGTTCTTGTTCGCCGCATCGGCGTCGGTCGAGGACGCGACGGGCTCGCCCGCGACGGTCGACCTCGTGAGCTCGGCCGAGTTCGCTCGGCTCGGCGGTCTCGCGAATCTCTGGCCGACCCCGTACGGGACCTCGAACGTCGCAGGGACGGCGACCGCGTCATCGCTCGCGATCAACGTCTCCGGGCTCCCGATCGTGCGGGCGCCGTACCTCGCCGGAAATACGCACCTGGTCACAAACGCGGAGGCGGCCGGGTGGCACGAGGACGGTCCGTTTCCGATCAGCGCGGAGGACGTGGCTAAGCTCGGCCAGAACGTGGCTATTTGGGGCATGGGGACGTCCGCGGTCTACATCCCGAAGGGCATCGTTAAGTCAACGCTCGTGTTCGAGGACCCCGAGGCGGACGAGAGCTCCTCGCGTAAGTCGAAGTAGCTCGGTCCGATGGAATGGACCACGGGAGCGGCGATCCTGGCGCACGTAGGCGCCGCTCCCGGGACGGCGAGCGATCAAGCGTGGGCGGAGCAATGCGCGGCCGCGGTTAACGAGGGTCTCGACGCGCGGCTCGTCGGGACCGTGTACCTGGTCGAGCCGCTCCCGGCCGAGCTCGTTCGCGCCGCGCTCACGGCCGGAGGCGAGGCGTACACCGCGCGCGAGGGTTCGCTCGTCGACCGACAGGACGCGGCGCGCCGGATCGTCGCGGACTACCTCGAGACCGTCGCGCCGATCATCGCCCGCTATGCGACCGTAGGGATCGCGTGAGCCGCCTCGCCGACGAGCGGGCGGCGATCGTCGCGGCGCTCGCGGCCGCGGGAGTCCGGACGGCGACGACCGGGCGGATCGCGACCCCGTGCGTCCTCGTCGAGCCCGGCGACCCGTGGTCCGAGCCGCACAGGCTCGCCGGTACCCGCGGCCGCGTATCCCGATGGCGCCTAACGGCGATCGCCGGAGCCGCGGACCGTAACGCGGCATACGACGAGCTCGCGACACTCGTCGACCTGGTCGACGTCGCGCTTAAGGGACTCGGCCGCTCGAGCGAGCTCCCGTCATGGGCCCGGCCGGTCGAGACCGAGGTAGCAGGGACGCGCGCGGCGTTCGCCTCGATCGCGACAATCCAACATACGAGCTCGTAAGGGAGGTCCGGAATGTCGACGCCGCTATTTATGCGGGACGTCTCGCTTAAGCTCTCGCTCGTCTCGGGCGGGACGTACGTCGAATACAACTGCGACGTCAGTACGGCCGAAATCGTCCCGACGGCGGGCGACGAGGTCACGTATTCGACCCTGTGCCCGTCGGGCTCGTACTCGAGCCGCGGTAAGACGACGTACGCGCTACATCTCGTCGCGGCGCAGCGTTGGGACGCGACCGACGGGCTCGCCGCGTTCCTTTGGGACCACGACGGCGAGCTCGCGACGTTCCAATATCAGGCGCACGGCGACGACGTCGTCCCCTCGACGGCGCTCCCGGGCATGGCGGGCGAGGTAACGCTCGTCGCGGGCAACTACGGCGGTCCGGTCGACGAATGGGCGGAGCTCGACGTCACGCTCGCGTGCTCGAACAAGCCGACCAAGATCGTCGCCGCGTTCCCCGCGGCCGACGACGCGGCCGCGTGAGCGGAGGAATCAAGGTCGACTCGCGCGAGCTCGAGCGCGGGCTCGACCAGCTCCGCGACCGGGTCTCGGCGATGCCCGAGGCGCACGCGGCCGTGGCGGCCGACCTGGTACCCGGGATCGTCCAGCGGACGCCCGTCCGCTCGGGCGCGCTCGCGGGCTCCTGGTCGAGCACAGGTCAACCGGACCGCGGCGTCATCGAGTCGAGCGAGGAATACGCGGGCGTCGTCGAGTACGGCGACCCGTCGCGCGGTATCCCGCCCGCCCGCATGGTCCGGGACACGCTCGAGGCGTCGGAGCGCGAGGTCGTCGCCGGGTACGAGGACGGGATCGAGCGCGAGGCGAAGCGGATCGGGTTCGGGACCACGTGAGCGACTACCCGGAGCCCGTGCGCGTCGTTCTCACGCTCGCCGATACGCGGCGCCTCACGATCCTCGAGCGGGCCCGGGCGTGCGCCGTCGCCGGGATCGCGGAGGCGGATATCGGCCCGCTCCTCCGAGCCGTCGCATCGCATAACGGGTCGCCGGAGACGCTAGAACGGGCCGTCACGCTCTTGTACGCGATCGCCTACCAGCTCGGCCGGCGCCTCGACCCGGAGCTAACCTGGTCGGCCGCGCAAGCGTGGGACCTCGCGCTCGACCTCGAGACGGCCGACGCGGAGGCGGACGCGGCCGCGCGCGCCTCGGTCGAGGCGTCGCTCGCGACCGGGCTCCCGCCCGACGCCGCGGGCGAGCTCACGCTCGCGCAGCTCGACGCATACCGGGAGCTCCGCCCGGCGCCGCGCGGCGCGACGAGGCGCACGGTCCGGAGGCGGGCGGGATGATCGGGCTCGTCGTCGAGATCATCGGAGACGCGAGCAAGCTCGCAAACACGCTCGACGATACGAAAGGCAAGGCGGGCGGGTTCGGCGACGCGCTCGGCGGCTCGGCGATCAAGATAGCGGCCGTCGCGGGCGTGGCAGGGATCGCCGCGGGCGCCATCGCGAGCATGACGTCGGCGGCCGCGGCCGACCGTGACGAACAGCGCAAGCTCGAGGCGGCGATCGCCGCGGCCGGAGCCGCGACGGCGACGAGCAATGCACAGGTCGAGGAGGCGATCGCGCTCGGACAGGCGCGCGCGTTCTCGGACTCCGAGACCCGCGACGCGATGCAGTCGCTCGTGACGGCGACGGGCGACGTCACGGCCGCGACCGAGCTCCTCGGGCCCGCACAGGACATTGCACGCCTCGCGGGCGTCGACCTCGCGACCGCGGCCGACGCGATCGCGAAAGCGCAATCCGGGCAGGATGGCGCGCTACGCAAGCTCGTACCTGGTCTCGAGAAAGGCGCGACCGCGTCGGACACGCTCGCAGCTGCGACCGCGGCCGCGGCCGGTCAAGCCGACCTGTACGCCGAGTCGAGCGAGGGTATGCAAAAGCGGGCGGGCGACTCGCTCGGCGAGCTCTCCGAGACGATCGGCTCGGTATTCCTCCCGATCCTCGACGCGATCATCCCGGCGCTCCTGCCGATCGTCGAGGCGTTCGGGACGCTCGTTAAGGCGCTCCTCCCGGCGTTGATCCCGCTCGTCAAGCTCCTCGCGGGCGCGCTCGGGATCGTCGCAAATGTCCTGGTCACGGTCGTCGGGTGGCTCGTCAAGCTCGTTTCTTGGATCGGCGACGCGATCGGCGCCGTCGCGAGGTTCCTCGAGAACCTCAACCCGCTCAAGGACTTCAAGATGCCGTCGCTCCCGTTCCTCTCGAGCTCCTCGAGCTCGACGAGCGGCGCGTCG